GGGCCTGGTTAGGTCAATGATTACTGAAGGCAGACTGTTGCACACTGGCGAGGAAATGCTGGCGGAACACGTCAATCGCGCCACCCTCGTTAAAGCCAATGGGGCAATCGTTTTGTCATCGCAAAAGTCTCCAGGGCCAATCGAGTGTGCCAGGTGCCTAGTTGCAGCTGCTTCCCTGGTGTCAAGACCTGGACAATCTGGGCGCGCAATGATTGGTTCAGCGAGGTAGTTGCATTTGCAACAAGTTTGTGCAAGACTCCGCCCGTGGGATTTTTCACTTCAAAAGTAACGACAGCCCAAATATCTGCCGCCCCCATTAAAGCAGCCGCTGGTGCTGGCGCTGCCCAGGTCAATGACTTCCTTGCATACAGCACTGGTGCAGCTGAACAACGCGCCTTGCAAAACCCAACTGTTTCCCGTTCCAAAGACTTACTGGCCTCAATGATTGGCTGCCTTGAAATGCGGCACTATTCAAAGCAGTGGACAGGCGAACGTTACGAAAAAATTTACCTTCCTGTGGAACCTTGGATGGAACAGCCTGACCCAAAGGTCACACGAAACTTTTTCTATTCCAATATCTTTAGTGATTTATTTTTCCACGGCAGGGCTTTTGCCTTCGTGACTAGCAGATACTCAACAGGTTTGCCAGCATCCTTTACTTGGCTGCCAGCCGCTATGGTCACAACCCCAAACCAAACAGGCCCGCAATGGTTTGGCCCTTCTGACGTGGTGCAATTTAACGGCGTTGAAATTCCAGACAGCAACGATGTCATTCAATTCCTTTCACCGATTCAGGGCTTGCTGTACCAAGGTGCTCGAGCGTTGTCAATTGCAACCCACCTAGACCAAGCGGCTGACCGTTACGCAACCCTTGAAACTGTCCCTGGCTATCTTCAGCAAAAAGGTGGCGAAACTTTAGACAGTGATAGCCTCAGCGAAATTGCAGCTGCATGGTCAGCAATGCGCCGCCAAAACGCCATTGGGGCCTTAAACGACTACATCGAGTTTAAAGAATTTTCGGTTTCACCCGCCGAAGTTGTAGGCGAACAGCGCAAATACCAATCGCTAGAAATTGCCCGCGTGTCAAACATTCCTGCCTACCTCGTGTCTGCACCCCAGGAAGGTTCAGGCTTGACCTACACAAACGTGCAGGACAGCAACCGCCAGCTTTACCTCTACGGGGCCAAACCATTTATAGAGTGCCTGCAACAGGTACTCAGTGCCTCAAATGTTTTACCAAGAAATCGTTATGTTGAATTTGACGTAGAGGGCTACCTCGCTGAAGAAATGTATTCAGAAGTAATGGTGGAACCAGACGTTGAACTACCAATAGAAAGCCCAACATGATTCATTTCGTTAATGTCCCCATCACTCTTGACGCCTCAGCAGGTGAAGATGCCCCCAAAACAATTACGGGCATTGCAGTGCCCTGGGCACCAGCATCCGCAACAGTTTCAGACGGTACAAAAGTTTCATTTTCTCGAGGCGCTTTTGATTTAAACATGAAGGCCCCAAAGCTTTTGGAAAACCACGACATGGGGCAGTTGCGCGGAGTCGTTTCTTCCCTTGCCGATTTTGAAGAAGGGCTCGGCTTTACAGCCACCTTTGCAAAAACAGGTGCAGCAGCTGACGCCATTGAACTTGTAAAAGCAGGCGCGTACGACTCAGTGAGCGTTGGTGCTGTCCCCACAAAATTTAAATATGACAAAAACGGCGTAATGGTCGTGTCAAAAGCTGACCTCATAGAAATCAGCCTGGTAGCCCAGCCTGCATTTAAAGAGGCCCAGATAACAGAAATCGCTGCATCCGAACCAGAAGAAGATGCAACCGAACCCACCCCAACAGATTCCGAGGAGGAACCAGAAGTGGCAACACAAGAAAACCCAGTGGTTGAGGTCGAGGCTTCAATCATTCCAACTACCCCAATTTATGCAACAGCAAAACGCACATTCGTTATGCCAACAGCTGCCGAATACATTTCTGCTGCTTTCGTTGGCGGAGACAAATGGCGCGAAATGAGTGCAGGCATTCAAGCCGCCGCGCCTGACGTTGTAACTTCTGACATTCCTGGTGTGCTTCCGCTGCCAATCGTTCAGCCTGTTTATAACAACTTCATTGGTCGCCGCCCAGTCATTGATGCCATTGGTGCAAAAGCAATGCCACAAGGTGGCAAAGTGTTCATTCGCCCTGAAGTAACTACGCACACTTCAATTGGTAACCAAGCAACTGAAAACACCTCACTTACACAAGGCACTTTCGTGGTTACAGACAACCAAGTCACCAAGGGTAGCTACGGCGGATTCGTCACGCTTTCCGAACAATCAATTGATTGGAGTCAGCCCGAAATTATCGGCCTGGTGCTAGATGACATGGCACGCATTTATGCAAATGAAACCGACAATGTTGCAGCAGACAACCTTAAAACAGGTGCAACCGTTACTCGTAACTTTGCACTTGCTTCTGTACTTGACGCTTCATATTGGGCAACATGGATTTCAGGTGCCGCACAGACAATTTTGTCCTCAAGCAACGGCAACCTTCCAACTCACATTTTTGTGAACCCAGAATGGTGGGGATTTTTGCTCAGCCTTAGCGACACATCAAAGAGGCCGTTGTTTCCACAGATTGGCCCAATGAACGCATTTGGTAATCTTGCACCTGGACAAGTTAATGGTGTTGCATTTGGTTTGCAGGTTGTTGTAGACCGCAACTTTGCAGCGGACACACTTATTGTTGGTGATGCATCTGGCTATGAAATCTTTGAACAGCAAAAAGGTGCCCTTAGCATTGATGTACCTTCAACTATGTCGCGCACAATTGCCTTCCGTGGTTACCTTGCAACTTTAATGATTGACTCGAGCAAGTTCGTCAAAATGGCTCCAGTAGGCTGATAAAGACAATCTAGAAAGACTGCAAGACCATGGCCACCTTCAACCTCGCTTTTCACACGCGACTAGAGGACTATGCCGTCTTGCAGACTTTTGTAGATACGGACATCCAACCTCAAGACTCGGTAGTTGTAGCAGGCGCGGGGCACAACTTCAATGGCACCCACACTGTTATTTCTACCGAGCCTTACGAATTCATTGGCGTTTCAGAAGAGGGCGATTTGCTCTTTGACTATGACGTCATTATGGAAAACCAATTTATTTACGTCAGTGCAGGCGATGACCTTGCGCGAAGCGTTGCTACGGGCACAGTAACCTTTACACCTTCATGCAGTTGGATAACCAGCGCCGATGTCACCAGTTGGCTAGGCATTGAAGTAGCAACGGCAAACGATACGGCTTTTATTGCTGTCTGTGTTTCAGCTGCAAACAGTTGGGCATTTCGTAAAAGGCGCGAGGCCGGCTATACAGATTCGTTAAGTTCCTCGCCAGATGGTGCAGCAAAATTGGGCACCATTATGTATGCAGCAATGCAATACAGAAGCCGTGGAGCCGTAGATGGCTACGCCAGTTTTGATTCAATGGGTATGGGAACCCCCACAATGTCCCTAGGTCAAATTATGCAGCTGCTTGGTTGCGGAAGGCCCCAGGTTGCCTAATGGCTGCAACAGGCATCCTTTACGAAGCAGTGAACGCCACCAAGGCGGCGCTAACAACGCTGGGCTTAAAACCTGTGACAGACCCGCGCAATGCGCGCCCGCTTTCAGTCATGATTGAACTGCCAACACTTGACGCCTTCACCTATAACGTGGGCGACATTCGCCTCGTGATTCGCGTGCTTGCTGGGCCACCTGGCAACCAAGATTCAGGCGATTACCTTATGACCACAGTAGACACAATTATGAACTCACCAATAGCCATAGTGGATGGAAGGCCATCACTTGCCACATACGGCGAGCAGATGCTTCCCTGCTATGACATGACCGTTGCCGTAGCAGTACGGCGCAACTAACAAAAAGGAGCCACCAATGGCAACAACAACATTCCTATCCAACGCAACTATCGGAATTACCCAGGGTGCAACCACCACGGACTTGTCAGACCAAGCTAACGCTTGCATGATTACCATTGGTCAGGACAGCCTTGAAAGCACCGCCTTTGGTGACACTGGGCACCGCTTCACTGGTGGCCTTCAAACCGTAGACGTGTCAATTACTTTTTTCCTTAGTTATGGCGCTACCGAGGTTGAGGCAATTTTGGCGTCATGCGTAGGAACAGGTACAACAGTTCTAACCATTTCGCCTTCAGGTGCAACGGAGTCAGCAACAAACCCTGAGTATGTTTTGACTAACTGTATGCTTGCCAACTTCACCCCAATTAACTCCACAGTGGGCGAACTGGCAACAGTTGAAGCTTCATTTACTGGCGGCACCTGGGTACGCGACATTACCGCACCATAAACAAAGAAAACCAAAATGCAACTCACGCTCAAAGTCACAACAGACCAAACCACTTACGAAGTCACAACTAACCTCTATGTCATTATTGCCTGGGAGCGAAAGTTTAAACAAAAGGCTTCAAACCTTGCCACTGGTGTAGGTCTGGAAGATTTAGCCTTTATGGCTTTTGAAGCTTGCAAGGTGAACAACATTCCAGTGCCCGCAATTTTTGACGATTACGTTAGGCGCTTGGTGAACATTGAAGTGGTAACGGATGAACCCACAAACCCCACCATCGAGGCACCTACTCCCGTTCACTAGCTGAATTGTTAGTTGAAACGGGGTGGTGGCCTCCACAAATACCATTTGAAATTCAAGACATGAACACTGTTATAGATGTAATAAACAAATCGAGGCGCAAGTGACAGCCACGGCATCTATTGAAATAGTGGGCGCTAAGGAAGCCATAAAAGCCCTAGGCAAAATTGACAAAGACCTCCGCAAACAGTTCAATGCTGACGCTAAACAAATAGCTCAGCCATTGGTTTCTTTGGCTGCTTCCCGCTACCCAGACACGCCACTATCTGGCATGAACCGCAAATGGGTACAAGGCAACAAAACGTTGTTCCCATACACCAAAGCAAAAGCCGTCAAAGGTCTAAAGGTTAAATTTTCAACTAGGCGTAATGATGCGAACGTCATCTATGTAACCCAGTCAGACCCTGGCGCTGTCGTGCTGGAAACAGCTGGGCGCGGAAGAGCCACGTTGTTATCTGAAAACCTTGCAGCGCGCACCAGCCGTGTTTTATGGCCCGCTGCTGACCAATCACTTCCAGCCATACAGGAACAACTAAGGGCGCTAGTGTTGCGCGTAATCTCCACCGTAAATAAGGGCATGAACTAATGGCTGTAAATATCCCCATCATTAGCGAATTTGACGGCACAGGAATTCAAAAAGCCATAACCCAATTCAAGCAATTGGAAACCAATGGGCAGAAGGCCCAGTTTGCAATCAAAAAGGCAGCTGTTCCTGCTGGCCTTGCATTAGCAGGTTTGGCTGTTGCTTTAGGTGATGCCGCTAAAGGCGCTGCTGAAGATGCAGCTGCCCAGGTGGTACTGGCTGGCAACCTTAGAAATTCAGCCCACGCCACTGACGCGCAAATCAAATCAACCGAGGCCATGATTACTAAAATGTCAATGGCTACTGGTGTTGCCGATGACGAATTACGCCCTGCATTCAGCAAGTTAGTGCTGGCAACTAATGACGTGGAACGGTCAAACAAACTCTTAGCAATTGCCCAGGATGTTGCAGCAGCAACTGGGAAGCCACTTGAGGCAGTTACCCAGGCTCTTGCCAAGGCCGAGATGGGACAATATGCCGCGCTGAAAAAATTGGGCATTCCAATGTCTGAGGGCATTCAGGCATCCATTGACCTTCAGAAGGAACAGAAAAAACTTGCTAAGGATGAAGCGGCCCTTGCTTTGGTCAAGTACCAAATTGCTGAGGGAATGCTGTCTGGTGAGGAAGCCACCAAAAAACTTACGGCAGCAAATGAAAAATTTGCCAGCCAGTCCCAAATTGTTAATGACCTTATGGCTACAACTGGCGACTATTCAGATGACGTTGCTAAAAAGTTTGGTGGTGCAGCTGCTGACGCCGCGGGTACAGCAGAGGGGCAATTCAAACGCCTTGGTGTTGCACTAGCTGAAACAAAGGAATCAATTGGCGCTGCCCTTCTGCCAGCCATTGAGGCAGTGTTGCCTTTCCTTCAGACCATGGGCCAATGGGCTTCAGAAAACTCAACAGTGTTCCTAATTATTGCGGGCGTCATTGGTGGCATTGCAGCCGCCATTGTTGTTACCAATGCAGCGATGACCGCCTGGGCTGCCGCTACAAAAGCTTTCACTGTTATTCAGGGCATCTTTAACGCTGTGATGGCAGCAAACCCAGTAGTGCTTTTTGCTGTTGCTGTTGCTGCTTTAGTTGTGGGCCTAGTAATTGCTTACAAGAAATTTGATGCTTTCCGCGACATTGTTGATGCCGTGTTCAGCGCCATTAAAACAGGAATCAAAGGTGGCATGGATGCCATTACTACATACCTAAGTTTTGTAATGGGTGTCTACAAGGCTATTTTTAACGGAATAGCTACTTTGTGGAATAACACCATTGGCAAATTGTCGTTTGAAGTTCCTAAGTGGGTGCCTGGACTTGGTGGTAAAGGTTTTGACGTGCCTAACATTCCTATGCTGGCAAACGGAGGCATTGTGACCTCGCCAACTTTGGCAATGATTGGCGAACGCGGGCCCGAAGCTGTAATTCCTCTCACTGGGCCAAACGCTGGTGCTGGGATTGGTGGCGGCATGAACGTGACAGTTCAGGCGGGCCTTGTTAGTACCCCAGACCAAATGGGCCAGTTAATAATTGAAGCTATCCAGCGCGCTCAGAGGCGTAGCGGAACCGTTTTCCAGGCCGCATGAGCACTCCAACTATGCAGGTAATGGTGGGCTTTCAATCCACCACAGGCTTTGGCAGCCCATTCCTCCTAAATGATGCCTTCTATGGCGTTCTCAACACCGCTGGAAGGGGAACGCTGGGTGGTGTCACAATGGTAGACCTCACCAGCATCGTTGAATCTGTAAACATAACCCGCGGGCGTTCACGACAACTAGACCAATTCAACGCTGGCACAGCCACCATTGCTTTTGACAATGCGAGCCAAATACTGAACCCCAGCAATACTTCTAGCCCTTACTACCCGTTTGTGCTTCCACGTTGCCCAGTGCAAATTCTTGCTAACGGCATACCCATCTATACAGGCCTTGTAACCGATTGGAACCTGGACTATGACATAAGTAATGAGGACATGATGTATGCCTCATGTTCTGACCAATTCACTGTTTTAGCAAACCAAGCCCTAACTGCTGTAACACCTTCAGCCGAGGCAAGCGGCACCAGAATCAATACAGTCCTCAGCTATTCAGAAGTGAACTACCAAGGTGCTAGGGCCATAGATACTGGCTCCTCTACACTAGGCGCGTACGCCATTGCACAAGACACAAACGTGTTGAACTACTTACAACAAATCAACACTTCCGAGCAGGGGTATTTGTTTATGTCTGCAAGTGGCACCCTGACCTTTAAAGGCCGCTCGAGCGTTCTAAACCCAGTAGCAGGGGCCACATTTAACACCAATGGCACAGGTTTGCCATACCAAACCCTCATGAACCAGTACGGTGACGAGCTCCTCTATAACAACATTTCAACCCAGTCACCCGCGGGAAGCGTGCAAAACACGACCAACGCCACCAGCATTGCTTTGTACCAATCACAGACTTACCAGCTGCTTGACCTGCTGAACAGCACCACCACAGAAGTAGCTGGCCTAGGGAATTACTTGCTGGGCAAATACCAAAACCCAGTGCTTAGGTTCACAGGACTTTCTACTCAAATGGCTGCACTGTCATCTGCAAACCAAAACATTGTGCTGGGACTTGACCTAACTAGCATTTGCACAGTAGTTAAAAACTTTGTAATTGGAACACCAAGCACCGAAACGCAAACGTTGATTGTTTCTGGCGTGTCCCATAACATTACGCCTGGTTCCCATGTTGTTGCTTTTACGTTTGAAAGCACAGATGGCAATCAGTATTTTACTTTAGATGATTCAATTTTTGGAACCCTTACAACAACAAACCTTTTAAGTTTCTAGAAAGGAACAAAAAACATGGCAGACCAGACCTTTACATCGGGCCAAATCCTCACGGCAGCGCAAATGACCACTTTGCAGGCGAACTCAGGGCTTATCCCCATGACCCCAACCTCATCCACAGGTGGCACCATTGCGGCAAACAAGGTTAGTTTCTCGGCGCAGTCATCTGTACTGATTAACGGGTGCTTCACCAGTGCCTATACCAACTATCGACTGGTTGGTCGTCTAAGCACTAGCGCGTCAGATTGTTTCTTCCGCTTCGCAACAGGCGGGACAGTAACCACAGGCAACGATTACAACTACCAACTGCTTGAGGTTGTCGGGACAACCGTTAATGCGGCGCGTACTCAAAACAACGCAAACCATGTCATAACGTCAAACTCAAACGGTGCTTTTTTTATGACTTTTACTGTGGACTTATTTAGCCCACAAGTAGCAACACAATCAGGTTTACAAATTCAACACCAACGCACAGACACCAACTACCAGAACGTTTCTGTGTTCAGCATTTACGGCAACAATGCACAAGCAACATCGTTTGACGGATTCCGACTTGCGCCGAGCAGCGGAACCATTACAGGCGAAGTTTACATTTACGGTCTCCGATGAAAAAAGGCCTTATTTTATTGGTTTTTTTGGGGTCGCTTACCGCTTGTGCAGACCGTGAACGCCTTAACTGCCCACCGACAAAAAACAAAGCACTAACCGCTGTAACCGAAACAAGCACCAGCGAAACAACCACAGCACCCCGATATGCAACAGGAGCAAAATGCCGATGAAACCAGACAACAGACACAGCAATGAAGAAATAAAGGCCCGCATTGTAATGATTGTGGCTATTGGCTTAACCCTGTCTTTTGTGGGTTCAGTGTTCACAATTTTGTACGGATTGCTCTTTGTAACCCAGCCTGAAAAAATGGCGGAACTTGACGCGGCCCAAATTTCTGTGCTGTCAAGCATGCTCCTCACACTTTCAGGCGGGCTCATTGGCCTCCTAGCTGGTAACGGGCTCAAAGATAAACCGAAAGACCCAGAAGCATGAGCAAATACACAGGAACCAGTGACGGCGTAGCAACAGCAAAACGCCCAGGCACTGAACGCTTTGTAGTTCTATGCAACAAACGCTGGGGTTTTGCAAACTTAGGTACTTGGGTAGTACGCGACATTAAAGGCAAGCCAGGCGCTATGTCTGTGCACAGCACTGCTCGAGCGCTTGACACGTCATACGGGACAGATAAAGCAGCTGGCAAGCAAGCCATTCTGTGGTTTGTGCAATACGCTGCCGCCCTCGGCTTAGAGGAGGTTCATGATTACTCAGGAATTACTAAAAAAGGCTGTGAAAAGTGGGGCCGTGGATGGCGTATCGGCAGGGGCTGGAAAGACTGGACAGCAGACGACAACGGCGGCTCCCAAAAAGGCACCTGGATTCATGTGGAACTTGCCCCGAAATATGCAGACATGACCGCTGGCGACTATGAGGCTGTTTGGCGTAGTGTTCCAAAGCCATAAGGACTCCCAGCTCGTTTGAGCGTGGCTGGGGCTAGGTGGTGGGTTTCTTTGTTTCCATTGGGGAATCCACCACTGACTTCTCAAATTGTGTAAAGTACCAAATGCCACTCAAATGGCAGGAAGTCAGGAAACATGACAAAACTAACCAATGGGTATTTGCCCGCCTATGACTTTACGGTAGACCTTGCCTATGGCAGGGCAGGCGAAGCTGAACTTGTGGAATTTTTTGACGCCGTACAAGGCGCTCAAATTGAAGTAAAAGCAGACCGCTACCGCAATGGCAGAATGGCAGTAGAAACCCAGCAGAAGCCCACAGGGCGCGAATGGCAAGACTCTGGCATCAATGTGACAACAGCCCAATGGTGGGCCTACCGCTTTGCACCTGGGGCCTTCACCTTGGTGTCCGTTCCACGTCTTAAACGCTATTTGAAACTGAACCGCGACTTGCTACAAAAGCGGGACTTTGCAGCCAATTCAGACAACCCATCTAGGGGTTTTGTGCTTATGCCTGACCAAGTGGAGGAACTAATGACTAGCGAATGGTACGACAAATGACCGACACCCAATTTATTTACAGTTTTGTAATGGGCTGGGTTTCTTGCTGGCTATGGCTGAAAATGATGGCTAATAGGCCATGACAGAAAAACCACAACACTGGGGCTATACAGTCCTAAGGTCTAAGGACAAACTAACCATGGTTCAAATCTTCACAGATTTATCCACAGGCCTGATTGAATATACCCAGGTGTGCAAACGTGCACAGTCCTGGCATTCATGGGGGCCGCCAACAGAATTGGAAAAGTGCTGAAACTCGTTATGGCTTTTATGCTTACCACCGCCTTATTTGCCCCAGCGCCAGCAAGTGCAGCTGCTAACTCATGCCCCAAATGGGAACCACTGCTTGCCCAGCATTTCCCTGCCAAAGTCGTGCCCGTCATGTCCCGCATTGCATACAGAGAGTCACGCTGCAACCCTGCAAGCCTGTCAGTTGTTCGCAAATCAACAGGCCGCCCCGATGTTGGCCTTCTACAAATTCAGGGCTCTTGGGCTACTGTGACACGGGCAGTCTGTAAGAAACAGGATGTAGTGAAAGCCCTGCTCAATGTGCAATGCAATGTAAAAGTGGCTGGCTACTTATACAACAATGGTGGCCTAGGTCACTGGCGCGCAACTTCAGGAAAATAACAAAGGAAAAACAAATGGAAACATCAACAGGCGAACTAATTGCCAAACTAACTAACCTAAGCCACAACCTGGCGCTTGAGTTGCGATTTAAAGAATCTAGCCTGGTGTTAGAAGCTGTGGGCGCGCTTCATGCTTTGCCCAACATTGCTGAAACAATACGGCACGAATGGCATCCGTCAATGAACGACAGCGGCCCTTCAAAAGGCATTAACTATGTAAGCACTGTCAAAATGGTAGAGCCTGAACATTGGGATGTCATCGGTGAGTGAGTACACGCACAACGATGACATGGCAGACCTGCTGCACGAAAAAGACGTTGAGATTAGAGACCTTAAAAAACAGGTGTCTAAGTTGCTTATGCACCTTGAGTATGTGCGCGCAGAAATTAGCCGTTTAGAAACAGAGCATTACCGTGGCCTTTAACCTTGACGATTACGAACCAGTAGCCAGCCGTCTAGACCGCTTCCTGAAGGCACACCCTGACGCGCGCGTCATAACAGACTTGGTGCACTACCTTTCTGACGTTGCCGTGTTCAAATGTGAACTGTGGATAGATGGCGAAATTATTGCTACTGGCTGGGCTGAAGAAATACGCAACCAGGGAAATGTAAATAAAACTTCCCACGTTGAGAACTGTGAAACTAGCGCTTTGGGAAGGGCATTGAGCAACGCGGGCCTAAGTGGTTCCGATTACACAAAACGCCCAAGCCGTGAAGAAATGGGCAAAGTTCAAAGGATGCAAGGTGACACCACAGTCACTGAAAACAGCAACCTTGCCAGCGAAAAGCAACAGAACATGATTCGTGCCGTTTGCAAATCAATGGGCAAAGTTCCACCCCATAACCTTCAAAGCTTTAGCAAAAGAGAAGCATCGGCATACATTGACAGCCTCAAAAACGGCGAACAGCCCGCTCCAACATACGACACGCCAGAAGAGCCATTTTAATGCTGCCCATAAGTGAGGCGTCATTTATGCAACAGGTAAAAGCATTGGCTTACCTTCACGGCTGGGTAGTTCACCACAGCCAGCCTTCTATGACCCGCACAGGCAGGTATATGACAATGGGAAGCGTTGGGTTTCCTGACCTCGTTATGGCCCATCAAGACAAAGGTGTCATTTTTGCCGAGCTCAAAACGGAAAAAGGCAAAACAACTGTGGCCCAGGACTATTGGCGTAGTTCATTGGAACGCCATGCCGAATGTTATTTATGGCGGCCCAGCGATTTAGATTTTATTGCACAAAGGCTGGCCTCATGCTGAACCAGGAAGCCCTGTTTCCTATGCCACAAGAGGAACGAACCAGCGATGACTATTGGACACCAAAATGGGTGTTTGAAGCTTTAGGCGTAATGTTTGACCTTGACGTGGCTTGCCCACCAGAAGGCCCACCGCATAACAGCGCTCGAGATTTCTACACTCAAGAAACTGACGGCCTTGCAAGCCCTTGGTTTGGCAATGTTTGGATGAACCCACCATTCAGTAAAACAAACGACTGGGCTTACAAATTCATTGAACATCACCATGGCATCTGTTTAGTGCCTATGGGTAAAACTAAATGGTTTGCCCGTTTATGGGAAGAAGCTGACGCTGTAATGGCTATGCCACCAAACCTAAAGTTTGACCAGGGCGGCATATTCATTCACACCTGCCTGTTTGCCTTTGGTGCTGACAATGTAGCTGCAATGCGGCGCTCCAAGATTGGGCGTGTCCGTTGATAGTCATAGCCTGGTATGCCCTGCTATTGTCAATCGGCATCGCCATACTCCAAGGCATACGCAAAGACTGAACGCCCACAATTAAATACGACCATGGCCTCGTACGGGTTTGTACTGTGCAGGCATTAACACCTGGGGACAGGGGTAGAGCAACGCGCCCCACCACTTGAGATAACTAACCTGAATGGCTGTGGGGGTAAGACGTTGCACAGAGTTCCCTAACTACATAAAAGGCGAATGGCTGACCGACCTAAACAAACCACCTGCCACAGTTACTTACTGGAAGTGGGGGCTGGCACAAACCACCACCATGTTCACACACAAGAAAGCAACCGCTGGGCACAGCCCAAGGGCGCTAGTAACATACCCACAACAAAGGAAAATAATGACCAAACGAAACAGCCCAGAGTTCATGCACAACCGCCGCATAGTGCTCGAGAATGAACCCATCTGTCACTGGTGTCACAAGGCCCCCAGCACAGAAGCAGACCACCTCATAGAAGTAGACAGAGGCGGCACAGACGACCTAGAAAACCTTTGCGGAAGCTGCAAAAAATGCAACTCCATACGCGGAAACAGATACCTAAACGCAAAACGAACAGCCCAACAACAATCAAGAGCAGAACACCTACAAACACAAAAAAACCCCCAAAAAAACAAAAACGAACAAAAACCCCAAACTTTTTTAAAAAACGAAAAAAAAATGACCCCGACC